GTCCAACGTTAGAGTTCAATCTACCGGCAAAATTAAATTGAGATAATCCATTACCTAATTCACCATTTGATACTACGTAATTAACGGAAATATAATTATTTTCTTCAAGTTTTTTACCAAAAATACCATCACCAAAGATTAATTCATACTTTTGATCCACAACTTCCTGTATGAAGAAGATCTTTGAATTCCCATCAACATCAAAAATATCATTAGTTAAAGTATATTTACTCGAAACATTACTAAAAACAGTCTTAGATACAATAACATTAATCAGACTAGTATCAACATTTACGTTTTCAATAATAAATCTTTGTGGTGGGCTTGGAACATTTGGATTTACAGTAAAATTAGTTGTTAAAAATGTCCCCTCATAAACATCAATATTATTAAAACTTGCGATTCCATTTACAACAGGAACAGTTATATCCTCAAGAGTTACAAAGGTATAACTTTCTCCGCCAAAATTTGAGCTTGTTGTACATACAATACCCTTATTTAAAGTTACAATTCTGGGTATTGATGAATAATTTGATACATCTATAAAGAAAGATATATTTGCTCTTGCCGCAGTTCTTGAACGAGGAACATATCCAATATTTCTAGCAAGAGATACAATGTTCTCTCTAAGAGTTGCACTATCAATGAATACCTCATTACTTACCATATTGGCATTGTAAGAAGATATGTAAGTATTATATGCAAGAATATCTACTAGGACCGACATATTCGATCCTTCAAAATCATAGTCTGTAAAATTGGAATTTGATCTAAGATAATCTTTAATAGAAAGTCTTATTTGATCAAAATCTAAATCTGTAAAATTTATAATTGCCATTTATCGAGTTGGCTGTAATGCGAACACTAACTGTTGGGGTTGAACATCGATACCGATGATGTTATAACGAATAGTGACATTGAATTCATTATTCTCATAATAAGGAGTCACTTCTACATCAGTTAATTCAACCCTTGGCTCATAGTTTTTAATCGTTTCTTCAATCTGAGACTTAATCACAGATGCTGAAATTGAATCCATATTTTCAAAAAGTGATCTAGAAATATCGGATCCAACTCTAGGATTAAAAAATCTTTCACCTGGCACTGTTAAAACAAGATTGCGAACTGCACGAGCAATCGCAGTCTCGTTTTTTGTTGCCAGAATATCATAATTTAAAGGGCTTACCTGCAGAGACATACTAAGATCTTTAAATTCCTTACTAATTCTCTCTACAGGCATTTAACGTAAAGTATAATCTAACTTATTTATTCACATTATTTCCATTCTCTAAGAGAAATAGGTTCAGTTCCATATTCCCAATCGTCATAATCTTCTTCATTACGAATTTTCTCATGAATTTCGTTTTGAATTTGAAAATTATGCTTTTTAGGAACAATTTCATCATGCCCAATCTCACGAAGCATCTTCTTTTCTTGAATAACTTCGTAATCTGTGACTAATTTTGTGGTCCCCCACATCTGATGCATCAATTCTTTATTACGATCTGATGATTTTCCCATTGTTGATCTCCTGATTTGACTAGAATCAGAACTTTTTAAGGGGTTTCTATCCCTTGTCAAGTAAATTATAGTCCTCTTCTAAAATTTCTTGTAAGTATTCATCGTCCCACATCTTATAGTAGTTAGTTTTTGCTAACATTTCACGATATTTTCTTAATTTTTCCCTCGGTTGTGCCAAAATGAGGTTATATTTTCCATTATTTGTCTGAATTCCATTAATGAAGGTATCATAAGAAGCACAGTCTTCAAAAAATTTCCATTCAGAGTACTTTTGATTATATATTTTACACCATTTTTGAATATTTTCCAATGATAGATTGATATCAACTATAAAAATAATCACATCATACCCATCTTCGACCGTTAAGTCCTCTATATCAACCTCTAAGATCTTGTACTTTGCCTGTTTTGCATAAGGACACACAGAAAACCCCTTCAATTCCCCTCTTATACGAGAGACTTGGTCTATCCAATTCTGAATGTACTCATAAGGTTCTAAAGATTGCATAAAATCTTAGAGATGTATATAAGAATTTATAAAAAAAATCACGAGAAATAAGAATTTCCCGTGATCTTAAGATATTAACCCTGCCCCCGATACCTTTTTCGAGCTCCATTACGAGATGACGCAGAGTACTTCGTATGTTTCCCTGCACCCTGTCGAGACTTTTTGGGTTTAGACTCGATTTTAACTGCACCGCCAGAAGATGGTCGCTTAGCCATTTACAATTTCCTCCAATTCAATGTAATGTGGATCATATTCACCAGTTTCATAATAAGTCAATGAGAGTTCTGAAAGAATCTCAGTACATTCTTCATAATCAAGGTTTGAGTAAATCTTTCGACCTTTATAAAGAATATTGAACATTTGTATCAGATAATACGAGTCTTTTCGTGTCCAACGCGAATGCGAGGATCACACCAAATCTCAAATCCCTGCTCTTTTGCATCAAGACAGAATGAAACGTCTTCGCCACACATATCCTGGACTGCACCAGATTCAAAAACTTGCATCTTCGGAGCAAACCAAGGGTATTCAAGATTTTCAAAGACTCCATTCTGAATCAATACCCAACCAAATCCAGTGTAATCAACTGTAAATGGTTTCCGACGCTTGCTGATACTTTCAGTGGTTTCGTGATTCATGACTCCACCGTTCTTACGGAAGTCATCTTCTTCTAACCAATGTGCAACAGAGGTAGTGACACCATCTTCGGTTGCATACCAACCAGCAGTAATTCCTCTCTTCTTCGTTTCATCAACATTTCCTTCTTCGTCAATTGCATCCGCAGGGAATGAAACATCACAAAGTTGCCAGAACTTTTCAGTGTTGAATACAATATCACTATCAATCCAGAGTTGATAATCATATTGCAGTTTTCCGTCCCAGGGAACCTGCTTGGGTCCTCGGAGAACATTTGCTCCTAGACACTTACAACGTGCAAAGTTGACCATTGAAGAATAGTCTTGAGAAATCTGAATTCCCATACCATTCTGTACAAGATCAAAACAGAGTTGTACAAATGCCTTGAGAAAAATAAACGAACATCCTCTTCCTGGAAGACAGAAGACGATCGTCTTTCCTCTCATTCTTTCTTTGATTGCGTCATAATCCCACTCAGTTTCTGATTTTGTGGGAGGCTTTGCTTTAACAGTGAATCCTTTTGCCATAAGAAATAAAAAACCTTCAGGTCAATTCTATCGTGCTATTTAGTATCTGTAAAGGGGGGTTCAGTTTGAGGTTTCCCGACTGATTTCCCTATTCACTAAGAGTTCTTCGTAACTCAGATCTTCCATTGTATAGTCAGTTTTCATAATACCTACCATTGTTTTTAATGTATTCCAAGTTGTGTAGAATTCTTCTTCTTTGAGTGAATGAAACAGACAATTTTGTTTCGCGTATATGTGATATATCTTCTCAAGCATTTTTTGAATCGTTATCCTACCTTGCGATCATATTATATATCCAGACGATCAGCATTCCGATAGGCACTCCGAAGATCTTAAAAAATGTCTTAGGATAGCGTATCAACCATCCCGCGAAAACAACTTTCCAAAAATTCCAATACGGTCGAGGTCTTAGTGTCATTTTTTTCTGGGCGGAATTTTTTTGGAAAATCTTGAATTCATTTTAGCATTCTGGTGGAAATTTTTCAAGGGGCTTATAATCACTCTCGCTTCTTAGGTCCGTTGTAGGTTAGGGTAGTTTGCCTTTTTTATACGGGGGTAACCGCACGGCCGCGCCATCATAACGATAACGTTATAAGGACAACTGCCCATCACGAATGCTGAGAACGAATGATACTGCCCCCTGCATTCGTGATCCCTTCGTTATCAGCGAAGCGCAGATTTCAGAGCAATCTCTTCGGGGCGGAGTTGCCCCGCTTTGAGTCTGCCATTGCCGCCCGTAGAGTTAGACCAGCGACTGCCACCTCCGCCAACCCTTGACATCACCAGTTCAGATTTACGTGCCCTGCGAACGGGAAGGATTGTGAATTTAATTTCTCCACGGGCATCAGCAATTGCCAGATCAAGTTTAGTTGCGGTGGCGAAGTTCATTGGAGAGTGTGTAGTGTGGTTTGCGGGAGTGAAGGTGATCAGTTCAGGCAATCCTTCTCATTCAGTATGCCGTAGGAAATTTCGAAACCATACTGATTGGGGTAGATTCCGAAGTAAAGTCTACCCAACCCGCAACCTAGAAACTCATCACCAGAGCGGGCAGAAGTATCCAACCCGAAGTAAGCGAAGCGGGAGAAGTTGTAGGGAGTTTGAATTCGCATTTGAGGAGGAAGTAAGGGGAGAAAAGGATCAGGCAGCAGTGGAAGAATTCCACACATTCCAGAAACAATCCCATGCCCATTCATCAGCAACGAAGGTATCAATGCCGACCTGATTGCAAACCCAATCGTA